GAGGCACACAGCCACGTAAACTTCCAGCAATTGGCAAGTGACCGTGCTGCGTACCGTTTGGCTGACCAATTTGACCAAGACGTTCTTGGTTATATGTGTGGCTTTAAACAGTCTGCACTTCATGGTGTAGCAGATACTGCTAATACAACCGTAAATGGTTCAAAGGCAATTTCTACTGCAGGTTCTAATGAACTGCTGGCTGAAATGCAAGTTGATGCTAATGACTTTGGCGGTTCTGCCGACAATGGTATTGGTATTCAGCCACGCTTACCGGGTGCATCTGCTGTACCGGGGTCAGGCAACGCTAACCCAACCATGATTATTGCTCGTATGGCTCGCAAGCTAGACCAGCAAAATGTTGATACACAGGGCCGCTGGCTTGTTGTAGACCCAGTATTCATGGAAGTGCTGAAGGATGAAGACTCAAAACTTCTGAACTCTGACTTCGGTGAAAGCGGTGGTCTTCGCAATGGTCTTGTGATTAATAATCTGCACGGCTTCCAAGTGTATGTTTCCAACAACCTTCCTTCAATTGGAACAGGTTCTGCTACCACAGGTGGTACGAATAGTTCTAACTTTGGTGTAATTGTTGGTGGACATTCATCTGCTGTTGCTACTGCAGAGCAAATCAACAAGACTGAGACATACCGTGATCCAGACAGCTTTGCTGACATTGTTCGTGGTATGCATTTGTACGGCCGCAAGATTCTTCGTCCTGAAGCTCTTGTAAACGCCCGTTTCTGCTTGGTTTAAGGGAGATTGAATTATGGCTCTAGGTGATAATACTACTTCCGTAGCACGAGGCAATGACGCACGTGGACGTAAACCATACCTGCTTTCTGCAGAGTTGAACTTTGCAACGGCGGCAAGCGATAAGGGTACAGCCCTCGCTGCTAACGATGTGATTCCGGGTTTGACTATTCCGGCTAATACTCTCATCATGTGTGCTGGCTTTGAAGTAACATCTGCTCATACAGGTACTTCAACTGACACAGATTTTGACTTTGGTATTACCGGAGGTGATCTGGACAACTTTGTTGACGGGTTTGATTTTGATGGTGCATCAGCAGGTGACTACGCTTTTAAGGCAGGACAAACTCCTGTTCTTATTGGTGGCACTTCTGATACCATTGATGTTGAAATTCAAGCAATGACAGGTACAACAACAGGCGGTAAAATCCGCATGTTTGCTGTCTGTTTGGATGTTGACGATCCGGGCGACATGACTGCTCAAGAAGTGGACCGCGATCAACTCGCGTAAATACAATGTGACGGGGCAGGGAAACTTGCCCCCTCACTTCTGTTTAAGGGAATATAATGGCTGAAACATTTCTCACATTAACAAATAAAGTGTTGGCTAAACTAAATGAAGTTGAGTTAACTTCTGCTAACTTTGCATCATCTCGTGGCATTCAAACGCAAGCTAAAAACGCTGTTAATGAAGCTATTAGATATATTAACCAGCGTGAGTTTAACTACCCATTTAATCACGCTACAAATACAGAAACAGTAGTTCCGGGTAGTGTCCGGTACAGTATTCCTGCTACTGCTAAAACAATTGATTATAATACATTTAGAATAGTTAAAGATACAGACCTTGCTATTGTTGGTGGTAGACTGCGTAAGTTAGATTACAATGAATACCTTAATGCTTACATCACGCAAGAAGATGAAATTACTACGACAACGCTTAGTCAATCTCATACAGATTCAGTTACAACACTTACTGTTACAAGTACCACAGGCTTTGATGCAACAGGTAAAGTATATGTAGGTAGTGAAGTTATTACGTACACGGGTATCGGTTCCTCCACAACAATAACAGGATGTACTCGTGGTGCAGAGGGAACTACAGCAACAACACACGCAAGTGGCGTACAAGTTGCACAATTTGAAGGGGGTTCTGCACCTACCTATGTGGTTAGAACCTTAGATAATAACTATCTTTTATATCCCTTTCCTGAAAAAGAGTATACATTAAAATATGATTACTTTACTTTTCCTACAGACTTAGCTGCGCACGACAGCACAACATCAGTCCCAGATAGATTTTCCCCTGTTATTGTAGATGGTGCAACAGCATATGTGTATCAATATAGAGGTGAGGCACAACAATACGGCATTAACTTTGCTAGATTTGAGCAAGGAATTAAAAACATGCAAACCCTTCTTGTTAATAAATTTGAGTATGTCCGTTCTACGTATATACCATACACAGGTAACTCTAGGGGTTCTAGTAACGTAAGGGCTGAATAATGGCTGAGACAGGAACTTTGCCCTTTGTTTGTGAAGGTGGATTAGTAGCTAATCGTTCTACTTTTATTATGCAACCGGGACAGGCATTACAGTTAGAAAACTTTGAGCCGGATATTGAAGGTGGCTATAAACGCATACTTGGGTTTCAAAAGCATATTCGTCAAGTAGTGCCATATACTTCTTCTAGTAGTGAACAAGTTCTGATGGTTACTAACTTTGATAACAAAGTAGTAGCAGCTCGTGGTACAAAAATTTGGTCTAGTGCATCTACTATATTAGGTACAGATAGTACTAGCGCAATTGCTGCCGATACTAGCATGACAGGTTCAGGCACTATTACTGTAGAATCTACTACAGGTTTTAGTTCTAGTGGAACGTTGCAAATAAATGATGAACAGTTTACCTATACTGGTGTAACTGCCACAACATTTACGGGTGTTACACGGGCGGCTAATAGCACTACAGCTGCAGCACATACACAAAGTGGTAATACAAGTCTTACACCTGTATCAGAGTCGTGGACATCAAGAGACACAGGCCGTACAAGTGCTACCAAATATTCTTTTGAACGCTTCAACTTTGATGGCAATGATAAACTTATTATAGTAGATGGGGCTAATGATCCCACAGTATTCAATACCTCTTTGGCAGCAACCGATGTTACAGAGTCTTCTGTAGAGGGTGCAAGTCTAGTAGTAGCATATAGAGAACACATGTTCTACGCTGGTATGTCAAGCACTCCACAAGAAGTAGTATTTAGTCAGCCTTTTGACGAAGATGCATTTAACAGTGGCAGTGGCGCAGGTAGTATTAAAGTTGATGATACAATTGTTGGCCTTAAAGTTTTCCGTGAAAGTCTATTTATTTTTTGTGAAAACAGAATATTTAAAGTAACGGGTAGTTCTTCTAGTGATTTTACTGTAGCCCCTGTTACACGCGACATTGGATGCATCAATGGTAATACTATACAAGAATTTGCGGGTGATCTAATTTTTCTTGGTCCAGATGGATTGCGTACGGTAGCAGGTACAGCCAAAATTGGTGATGTGGAACTGGGTACTATAAGTGCTAATGTTCAATCTATCTTTGATGATAATATAGATAATTCTTCTAATTTTGAGTCTCTAGTTATACCAAATAAAACACAATACCGATTATTCTTTTCTAAAGAAGACAGCGCAGAAAATAGAACAGAAGGTATTATTTGTGTACTTAAATCACAAAGTAGTGGTCAATCAGGATATGAGTTTTCAACTACCAAAGGTATAAAACCATCTAGTACAGACACATTTGTTACTACAGGAGATGTTCTTGTATTACACGGCGGATTTGATGGTTTTATTTATCGGCAAGAACAAGGCACTACTTTTAACGGTGAAGCAATTAATGGGCGATATAGAAGTCCAGACTTGACTATGAATGATCCGGGCATTCGCAAACATATGCAAAGAGTTATTGTAAACTATAAACCGGAGTCAACAATTGATGCTGACTTATTTGTACGTTATGACTATGAGTCATCAGATTCAGCTAGACCAGCTGCCTATGCATTAGACTCTACAAATATTGCAGGTATTTATGGAACATCAACTTATGGGACACCAACATACGGTGGCCCATCACAACCTTTAGTAAGACAGCCAGTAGAAGGTTCAGGATTTGCTGTAGCTTTACGTGTCAATGATGGTGGCACTACTGCCGCATACTCACTTAAAGGTTTTCAATTAGAGTATCAGTTAGGAGAAAGACGCTAAATGGGTGCTACATATACAAGACAGTCATCCTATACTGACGGTGACGTAATTCAAGCCGCAGATACTAACAACGAATTTGACCAGTTGTTAGCTGCATTTCAAGCCAGTACAGGACACACACATGATGGCACTGCCAATGAAGGTGGTGCTATTACTAAGCTATTAGGGCAGACGCTTACCTTTGGTGATGGTACTTCAGGGACAGATTTAACTATTACTTTTGATGGTGAATCAAATGATGGTGTACTCAAGTGGATGGAAGATGAAGACTACTTTGAGTTTTCAGATGATATACTTATAGCTAGTACAGAAAAACTACAGTTTCGTGATACAGCTATATACATTCACTCAAGTGCAGACGGTCAGCTTGACCTTATAGCCGATACAGAAATACAGATCGCTGCTACTACTATTGACATGAATGGTAATGTAGATATTTCAGGTACACTGACAATAGGTGGTGCTGATATTTCTGAGGCTGAACTAGAAATACTAGATGGCGCAACAATTACCACGACAGAATTAAATATCCTAGATGGAGACACAACTGCTAGTTCTACAACTGTAGCTGATGCAGACCGTGTTGTATTCAACGATGCTGGAACTATGAAACAGGTGGCGGTCACAGACTTAGCTGCCTATTTTGATGACGAAATTACGGCAATGCCAAATCTCGTAACTACCGCCGCTACAACAGTTGGCGCACTTAATTCAGGTTCTATTACATCTGGGTTTGGTACTATTGATACTGGCTCATCTACGATTACGACTACAGGTTTAATCTCCGGTGGCTCTCTTGATATTGACGATGTTATTATCAACGGCACAACAATTGGTCACACAGACGATACAGACTTGATGACTGTCGCTAGTGGATTACTGACCGTAGCTGGTGAAGTTTCTATGACTACACTAGACATAGGTGGTACAAACGTTACAGCTACAGCCGCTGAACTTAACTATAGTGATACGGGTGCTTCTGTAGGAACGGTGGTTGCTAGTAAAGTAGTTACAGCAGATGCCAACAAAGATGTAGCCAGCTTCCGTAACATCACCTTAACAGGTGAGTTGGACGCGGGTTCGCTTGACGTATCAGGTGACGCAGACATTGACGGAACCCTAGAAGCAGACGCGATTACAGTAGGTGGTACAGCACTCAATACAGTAATTGCAGGAGTAACAGTTACTAACGCAACTAACTCTGCTCACGTCTTAGTAACCGATAATGAAAGCACTGACGAAGAAAACCTTATTGCTTTTGTGGAGGATGCAACTTCTAGCACAGGTAATGTCGGACTAGAGATGGATGGTAATTTCAGTTATAATCCAAGTACAGGAACAGTTAGTGCTACAGTATTCAAGGGTAATATAGATGCAGTAGACGGAGACTTTGATGGTACTTTAGAGGCAGATGCTATTACTGTTGGCGGTACGGCATTAGCCACAGTTATTGCAGGAACAACAGTTACAGATGCAACAAATTCTGCCCACGTTCTAGTCACTGATAATGAAAGTACAAATGAAGAAAATCTTATTACTTTTGTAGAAGGGGCTACGTCAAGCACAGGAAATGTTGGCTTGGAGATGGATGGTAACTTGGCATACAACCCAAGTACGGGAACAGTAACAGCAACAATATTTAAAGGTAACATAGATGCAGTAGATGGAGACTTTGATGGCACTCTTGAAGCTGACGCTATTACAGTAGATGGCACTGCACTAGATGCATTTATTGGTAACACTCTTACTGCGTTTCCTACAGATACAGATGCTGCTTCTAGTGACCTAATAGCTGTATATGATGTGACTGCAAGCAGATGGGAAAAGCAAACTATAGCCAATGCTTCACTAGCAGGACCAACGGGTCCTACTGGTCCTACTGGTCCTACTGGACCTGCTGGTTCTACTGGCCCTGCGGGTTCTACTGGCCCTGCTGGACCTACGGGACCTACGGGACCTGCTGGTGACGATGGTAGCGATGGTAGTGATGGCGGTACAGGCCCAACGGGACCAACAGGAAGTGCCGGACCAGCCGGACCAGCCGGGCCTAC